GTATCGTTAAGTTGGTTTAACTTAGATAATATAATATTTAATATATCTATATGTAATGATAATAAATTGATAGTTAATATATTTTTTATTTTCTTAAAACAATCATTACAATAATCATAATATTCTAATTTAATATTCATAATTTGTAAATTTTCAGAAATTATATCACTTGTGCTACAATTATAACAACGATTTATTAATGACATTTTTTTTTTACTATTAATAATATATAGTTTCTTGTAATCATTTTTTTTTATAAACTTTACACTGACCGATACTTTATAATTTTTTCATTTTGTAATAATATTTCGATACTAATATTAACATTATATTTTTTAGAAATATGAATAATTTCAGTTAAAGTTCCTATAGTATCTTTTCCTTGAACGCTAAATCCCAAATCTTTATAATAAGTATAACCACAATCGTATCTATTACCTTTTTCAATATTCATAGTAGAATTTGATATTAAGTCCTGACAATTAATTATTTTATATAATTCTATTAAAAAAGACATATATTTTAAACGTTTAAAAGATATATTGTTAATACAGTATTTTTGTAAAGTGGAATATTTTAGGTCTTGTGATAAGAAGTCCTTTTCAGATAAATATTTATCATCTTTATATTCTAAAATAAGATTATTATTATCAAATGTAATAAAATATTTTGAAATATTAGAAATAATAATATTATTATTTTGAAAGTAAATATTATTACTTTTTAAAGATTTAATTGATTTTAGTTCATTTAATTCTTTTATTAACTTTTCATTATAGAATAATTTTTTAGCTTCTTTCATTAAACGATTTTTATAAGGATTTGACTTGAGTTTGATAATAACCTCGTCACACATTGATGCCCTATCTAACCATTCTTCTGAAGGTCTTTCATCTAATTCCATAGAATTAGATGAAAGATCATATTCTAAATCTTCTGGTGAAATATCATCCATACACGCTTCGGCTTTTTTAATACAAAATGTTCTATATCTTGAATATTCAATAGCTAATTCTTTAGATATTTTTTTTCTTAAATTAATACCTTCTGTTTCATACCAATTATTATTTCTTAATTCATACCACGTATTATGTTTTAAAGAAGTACATGCATACATAGACCCATACATTAAATATAGTATTTTTACTACGTCAACATATTCTGTATTGACACCTTTACTTAAAATAAATCCAATTTCATTAATTTTCTCTTTAGTGATACTCATTTTTATTATATTTTATAAAAAAATATTTAAAACAATAATCATTTTTTTAATTAAAAAATGATTAATTATATAAACATTTTTACATATATTAACAGTAAAGATGTCAGAAAAAATAGAAGAAAAAGAGGAAATATCGGATAGTTCTTATGAGGACGATAGTAGTTCCAATGAAGAATTAAGCTTTACAGAACAATTCAGCCAATTATCTCACTTTTTAACAAAAAAACTTCCAAAGAAAGTAAAAAAAGACAATGGTATCTTTTTTACTCCTTTTGATATTATTACAACTATATATAATTTTATATCTGATATTAAGAATTATGAAGTAAAAACTATTCTTGAACCATCATGTGGTTCTTGTCAATTTATTAGCTTTCTAAATAAAAAATTTGATGGAATAACTATACGCGGGATAGAATATAATGAGTCTATTTTTAAAGAAATAGAGAAAATAAATTTTGGTGATGATAATAAGGTTGAATTAGTTCAATCCGATTTTACAAAATACGAAGATAAAAATAAATATGATTTAATCATAGGTAATCCTCCTTATTTTGTGACATCTAAAAATAATATTGATAAGAAATATGCTAAATATATTGAAGGGAGACCTAATATTTATACTATATTTATTCTTCATTCTCTTGAGATGTTAGCTAAAAAAGGTGTATTAGCCTTTGTTTTGCCAAAAAGTTTCTTAAATTGTCTTTACTATGATAAAATTAGGAAACATATTAATGAAAAATATAAAATTTTGGCTATTATTGAGCATGGGATGTCAGATTACATTGATACTGATCAAGAAACTTGTTCTATAATTATTCAAAATAGCCGAAATACTAGTAAGAATTCAAGTTATGCTATAATGTTTGGAAAGAACACTATTTTTAATTATAACATTGAGAAGTTACAAAAGTTAGTAGATAATTCTACAACATTAGATGATATGGGGTTTGAAGTGAATGTAGGAAAAGTGGTTTGGAACCAAGTAAAGCCTTTATTGACAGATGAAAAGAAAACTCTTTTAATTTACAGTGGTGATATTTCTGGAAATAAATTAGCACCAAAGAAGTATTTAAGTGTTGAAAAGAAAAACTATATTAATAAAAAAGGCATTATAGAAGTAATGTTAGTTGTTAATAGAGGTTATGGTAAAGGCAAATATAAGTTTAACTATTGCTTAATTGATACAAAGGAAGAATATTTGGTTGAAAATCACTTGATATGTATTCGTTATAAAGATGAAATAGAAAAGGAAGATTTGCTTAAAATGTATGGTAAGATTATTAAAAGTTTTAACGATGATAGAACAGAACAGTTCATAAACTATTATTTTGTAAATAATGCTATAAACACGAATGAATTGCAGAATATTTTACCTATCTTTTTAAACTAATTTGCCACGCTGGATATAGTATTCCAATACGATTTTTCCATCTTAATAATATATGAATTTCTGCTTTTGATTCTGTATTAAGAACAATTGTATTATTATTCTTAATATTTTTTATAGTAGAACAAGTTAATTCAATTGGTTTAATTGTATCAATATAAATTTTTTTTGTATCCCATAATAAAAAAATTTTATTTTTTTGAGTTTCAATTAATTTTTGATTAATTGATTTAATATCTAATATATCTTTTTCAAGAAAAATTCTTATTGATTCTTGTACCAATTCTCTTTTTTTATTAAATTTATCTATGTTATTTTTTTCATTTTCATATAAATATTTAAAAAATGGTAATGATTTATAGTTAGAAGAATATATATTTTTTAAATATTCGTCTTTATCTGGCATCTTAATTTTATAAATACTAGATATTTCTTCGATATAATTATCAAAAAAATATTCAACATATGATTGTTTAGAAAAATTGTTACTTGACATACTTAAAAATTGTGGGCATTTTTCTATTTTTTTAGAATTATGTTTAAATTCAATTTTAACAAAATGTACTTTTTCATTTTTATAATAATATGTAACTAAAAAGTCAAAATTATTATTTCTACCACCTTTATGTTCAATTTTGATTAAATTAAATTTTATTTTACATAATTTTTTAAGATTATCATGTATTTCATAATAAATATTATACCACCAAGAATATAATATCCATGAAAAAGGTATCTTATTACATACAATTGCAATAATAACATTTTCTCTAATTTTATTATTTAAATCATTTTTGCTCTTATTTTTGGTATCATAAAATGTATAAATATTATTATAACTTACTGTATATTGCTTATTATTATTGTAAAAAATTATATTTTCCTTCTTTATTTTCCAAAAATTCCAAATAATATTTCCAGCCTTTTTTAAGTCTTCATTTATTTTAGGTTCTTCATTAGAATTATGTAATTTTTGTTCTAATAATATTTTAGTTTCTTCTGAAACTTTACATGATTTTTCTAATTCTTTTGATAAATCTTCATATTTTTTATATAGTTTTTTTGATGAAACGCTCATTGTTTTATACTTTATTAATTTTTAGAAATAAACTTAAATCATAATCATTTTTTATTTAAAATTGATTTATTATATAAACATACTTAAATATATCAATAGTAGAGATGTCTCAAAAAAAGATATCGTTAAACAAAAAAGATGAAATTGATTCATCGAGTGATGAATCAACTTCATCTTCAAATGATAGCGATTCCGAAGAAGAATTAAAAGAAATTAAATCTTCGGAAGACGAAGAATCAGATAGCGATTCCGAAGAAGAATTAAAAGAAATTAAATCTTCGTCGGATGAAGAATCAGATAGCGATTCCGAAGAAGAATTAAAAGAAATTAAATCTTCTTCGGATAAAGAATCCGATAGCGAAACAGGTGAAGAATCAAATAAAAAAATAACTTTGTTAAAGCAAAAAAAAAAATTATCATTAAATACAGGGTTAAAACGGGAAACGTCTGATGCTTTTTATACTAAGCCAGAAGTGGCAAAAAAGTGTGTAGAAACATTATCTAATGTTATTAAGTTTGAAGAATATGATACTATTGTTGAACCGTCTGCTGGTTCTGGTGTATTTTCTGATATATTTCTTGAAATTAAAGATGTAGATACTTTAAGTTATGATATTAATCCAAAACAAGATTATATTAAAAAGCAAGATTTTTTGAAGTTAAATACAAACTTTTTGGAAAAAAATAAAGTTTTAACAATAGGAAATCCACCATTTGGAAGACAGAGTTCTTTAGCAAAAAAGTTTATAAAAAAATGTTCTACTTTTTCTGAGGTAATAGCTTTTATATTACCAAGAAGTTTTAAAAAAGAGAGTATGCATAATCAATTTCCATTATCATTTCATAAAGTTTTAGAAATAGATATACCTAAAGATTCTTTTACAGTAGATGAAAAAATACATGATGTTCCCTGTGTTTTTCAAGTATGGAAGAAAGAAGAATTTGAAAGAAAAAAACCAATTAAATATAAAGAAATAAATTATAAGTTTGTAAAAAAAACTGAAGATCCAGATATTTCATTGAGAAGAGTTGGAGTGAATGCTGGAAACATAGATGAAGAAATTGAAGATAAGTCAGAGCAATCTCATTATTTTATTAAATTAGATACTATGAATGTAGATGATTTTATAGATAATTTTCAAAAACTAAAATTTAATACTGATAATACAGTAGGTCCAAAGTCAATTTCTAAAAATGAATTTATAAAAGAAATAAATACTTTTATGACGTAAAATATTTATTTATAAAATTACATAGTTGTTTTGGGTAAAAAAGTCGTTGTTTTTCAATTCCTTCTTTAAATAAAGTAAAAACTTTATTTTTTCGACTTTTTATTTCTATTTTTGTGCAAATAATTGATATGATTTTAATATTATATTTTTTATATTTTTCATGAAAATCATCATTTTTAACATATTTTGAAGCCCTATTTGTTTGATGTCCACCAGACCATAAATCTAATTGATTAAAGCCAATTAATATTTTTTTTGTTTTTGTATCAATAATATACCAATCTGGTTTTTCTGATAATTTATGGTCTTCTATATCTTTTTCAAATTCGCATCTTAAATTTTTATTTGTTAATATAATAGTTTTTAGTAGAAATCCAATTTCTTTATTAAATAAATTTCCTCTAACAGCACCTTTTGTTCCAGGAGGTATAAAAATTTCAGTTAATTTTGCAGTTAAATCATTACATTTTTCTTCATTTATATCAGGAGATAATGATGATATAATAATTTTTTTTATTTTTTCTTTTACTTTTTTAACCGATGGATATTCTAACATATTTTCTATTTTTGAATTAAATATTTTAAAAGAAATTTCAGGACAATAACCATTTTCAATAAATTCGTTAATTTCTGATAAATCTACAATAGTTTCATTGCTTGAATCAATTGATTCTTTACTAGAACTCTCAGATTTTTTACACAAACCATTAAATTCTTCACACAAATTATTAGTTTCATCATCTAAATCATTAGATTTTTCTTTTGAATCTACATTAGAAAAATTATCATCATTAGATTTTTCACTTGGGATGTTGTCAGACTCCGATTCACTTTTTTCATTGGAAGAACTATCCGAAAAATATTTTCTATAATCATCATAATATTTATTTAATATCTTGATATATTTAGGACGTTCTTTGAAATGTTTCACAAAACGTTTTTTATATACCGAAAAATCATAATAACCTTCATCTGATAGTTTATTATTAAAATTGTTAACATTTTTTGGAATGCTCATGGTTTTCTTGTTTATTAGTATACGTCAAATGACTCAAACATAAATCAAATTTTTATTACGAATTATAGTAATCTGGGAAATAAAACCAGATTTTCCCTAAAATTCTATGGGAAATTTTCCCGAAAAATTCCCAATTTTATAACTTTTGGGAAAATTTCCAGAAAAATTCCCAGAAAAATAAGATTAGGAAAAATGTTTGGTTTATTCCCGATGACGCTTAAGAATTCTTAAGCGTCAATGGATAAATCCGGGAATTTTTCGGGGAATTTTCCCTAAAGAGGATTTTTCCGGGAAATTTTTTCATAATTTTCCCAAAACTTAAAAATCCGGGAAAAAAGTGCAAGTATTTCCCAAAACTTGAAAATCCGGGAAAAAAGTACAGAATTTTCCCAATTTACTATTTTATAATTGTTTATTCAAATCTTGTATTAATAAGATTTCCCAACTCACGAAAATACTCATAATAATCTTTTTCTTCCCATACAAAATCAATTTTTCTAATTAAATCTCCCATGTGATCTACTTGAACACCATTTTGTTCGCATTTATTAATATGGCTTACTCCTTTAGTTAGAATATTTCGAGCATAAACACTCCAGTTTAAAATACCCACATCTATTTTGTAATCTGGGTATTTTTTTTCTATATATGGTTGTAAGTTCTTAGTAATTTTCTTAAAAGTTGCTGGTAGTTTCTCACTATCCAACTCTATATTTCCTTTTGCTTCCCGATAATATACTTTTTTCTCGATATGATCTATCCATAATAAATCGATATCTTTATTCTCACCATTTTTACCATTTTTATCTATATAGTGTATCCCACATTTGAGAAGTTCTAATTTAGGATTACATTTAATCATTTCTATAACTACTAATTCTCCTAATTTTCCACATTTAATTGATATAGATTGACGACTTGGTTCTTGTCCAAATAATAAATATTTGACCGAACCTGGTTTTGTAATTGTAATTTCACTTTCTAAAAGCACATCGTTAACCCATTTTTTACAAAAATCTTTTATTTTTTTTAGATTAGATTTGTTTATATTTAATTTTTCTAAATCTTCAGTAATTTTTAAATCTTCTTCATTTAAAATTTCATCATGTTTGTTAGAACTTTCATCTTCGATTGAAGAACTTTCATCTTCGTTTGAAGAACTTTCATCTTCGCTATCAGATTCTTCTACTTCTCTTAATTTAGTAAATGTTTCTTTTTTGTTTTGCGACATCGTTATTACAATATAACTACTCTAATTCATAAAAGAAATAATCATTTTTTTTTAATTAAAAAAAAATGATTATTTATATAAGGTATATATTATATATAAGATAATAACGATTTATCAAAAAAAAGATAAACAACTTGATATGTATAAATTAAAACCAATTATTAAATGGAGTGGAGGAAAATCTGATGAAATTAAAAAATTCATTGAGTATATTCCTGATGATATTGACACTTATTTAGAACCATTCATGGGTGGCGGTAGTGTTTTCTTTTACTTGTCCCCAAAAAAGTCAGTTATATCTGACGTTCATTCAGAATTAACTGACTTTTAT